TCCTGGGAAAACTGCATTGAGCTTCTTGCCGACAGGATCAAACTCAAGATAACAAGAATTATCGTCAGTTCGTAAACGAGCCGTAGTCGCTCCTGCTAGCCCCGATAAGGCCCGCGTCGAGTTACGAATGCCAGGAATTGCAAATCCATCGGACAGATTGTGCATGCGAAATTCGGGCGGATTGTTTGCAATGTTGACAGGATTACCGTCTGCTCCCAGTTGCCCCGCGGGCTGCGAAAACCCCAGCTGCCACCATGCATCATAGCAACGTGCTGAGAACATGAGCGAGCATTCATCCCCTTGAGCAACAGGAAACGTCCATGTCGCGCCCCCGCCTCCTATCCATTGAATACAGACATTGATGACTTTGGGCATCTGTATCGGTTTGTAGGTTCCATCCTTCTGTCGCACTGCTCCATTTATAACAGGTTGAACTTCGAGCGTCTGACCGTTGTTAGTAACCGCTTGAACGACACCAGGTAACATAGTCCAGATACGAGACTGCATTTCCTCGAACATCGAGCGAAATGTTTCCTCTGGATCATTGACACGTTCTAATCTATCCATGTCAGTATTGAAAAACGGCAGGAGGGGTTATAGCAGCCTGTTGCACACTCTGTGCAGCAGTTACTGTAGCATTGATAGCAATACAGACAAGATCGGTATACCAGTTGTTTCCGCGAGTATCTCCTGAATGTTCGGCACGCATGACATAGTACAATCCATCAGCATTAGTTGCTGCAGCTCCTTGCTGCAAACTGAAGTTAGTACTGACTGACTGATTATCTAACCCGTATCGAAGTGCGTTAATGTCAGTAGACTGCAACTTGATTGTCTGGCCTATTTTTATGTTGGGGTTAAGAAGAGTACGCACTTCGAGTCCGTTCTGTGTCTGTTCAGGAACTCCTATCAAACCTGTAGTTGGTGATATCAATACAGGATCACCTGGTATGTATGACGTCTTAGGAATAAACGTCACTTTACCATCCTGAATCGACCACGTGCAATCTGCTGCTTTGGCTAGAGAGCGCATCTCGTCCCGACAAGCACCGTAGTACGTCCGCCCTCTAATAAGAGGTGTCGGGCTCATAGTCGGAGCATACCCTTGTGTTATAGGTTGACCTGAGCCTTGTCCAACAGGAGTACTCGCAAGAGATGCTTGCGCCATAGCTTGAATAAGATTGGTGAATGCTGTCTGTTGTACAGCTCCTGAAGCTAATGTAAATGCAGCGGGAGCAAAGTTATAGGCCTCGTCTCCATCTGCTGCAGTAATCGCAACATATGAGTTAAGTTGATCCTCACGACCCCGTCGAGTCTGTTTTATGCTTCCATAAAATATCTGCATAAGAGGGTCTGACCCGTATGCTACCTTCAACAACAGTTGAGTAAACTCCGATACTCCACCATTAGGAGCTAGCTGGTTCGCAGTACTCTGTTGAAGGTTATAAATCTTGATATCACACGTATTAGGTGTCTGAGTATCGCCTCGGTGCGTCTCGAATACAACACGAAAAGACCCAAACTCCAATCCTGCTCCTGAAGGTGTAGCGACAATCAATGACAGTCTACGTAGGTACTGCGTGCTCATTTCACGAACCGTCCGGGATCCAGTAGATGTTACCATCTCCGCCTAAGTTAGCGAATGTCGGAATAGCATCAGGATTGCTAGTCGTCGCCACCACAAGCGAACCGGTAAAGCCCAGGTGTCGATATTGAGCCAGCAAGTCTGCACCTGTCACCACGGCGATTCCTTGTACGATAGGGTTGCCTGAGATGTCAGCAATATCGAGCGACCAGCAATTGAATCCACCAGGATCATTGCGATACAGGAATGTGAGCTGATAGGTAAGCGCTCCCAGCACTATCTGCAGGGTCTGAGGAGATCCCACTAACAGGGGTATGAGGTAGGGTGTGCTCATTTAATTGGGCGCCCCCTTGAAGAAAGACGCAATCAAAGGAGATGTTTTCTGCAGTTGCTTCGATCCAGCTTGAATGACATCAGCACTAGAGGCTGGGAATGCTTGTGCTGACTGGGTGGGTAACGTTGATGTCTGCGTAGATACTAGAATGATCTGGCGCAGAACAGCTTGGACATCGAGTACGTATTGTTTGGTCTGGTCCCGATTCACTCGAAGCGACTTGATCAGCATCGTGTCGTAAGTTCTCAGACCCGATGTTACCGAGAAAGGTTTAAAGGACTGTTGCAGTTGCAGAAGCTGAGAATAGATACCTGCCACGTAGTCTGATGCTGCCATTGCGCCGCCCACAAATGACCCGCTCGACCCCGCCCCCGAATTCAACAGGCTAGAAATTCCTGCTGCTACGTTGAGTACCGTGGAAGCGACAGGAGAAACAGCAGACAGTACACCCGACGCTAATCCCAACAAACCCGAAGGGCTAGAATCAGACCAGCCGCAGCGTAGCTGATAGATCATATTGCGCTTGTAGGCGTGGTCAGAAATCTGAGCGCCTGTTTCAACAGGATGTTCAGTAATCTCCAATTCATCCTCATAAATTTCATCGAAGGTCGTATCGACTTGAATACCTCCGATCATATTGTTCTGAGATAGGTATATATTACCTACTGCTCCAAGCAATGTGACTTCAGCAAGATTGGTGGACATGTTATTTCACCGTGACCGCTGCTACATTGCGCGCTAGATCTTGATTGACTTTACGTTGCTGATCAGTGACTCGATCCGCAACCGCTTTAGCATCTCCCGTACCGTCTACATGGATAGTCGTCTGTTGGGAAATATGAGTAGCAAGATCTCCGCGTCTCTCTGCTTCGGGTATACCACCCTTGGGCTGCTCATAGAAGCGCGACATGACATACCCCGCGTTGTAAGGACTTTCAGCGTTACGCAGTTTGTCTCCTGCATTCTTGTACGTGTTGCGAAGTTCCCAGTCCGTAAAATCAAGCTGCTCATCCAATGTCGATTGTCTGATGTCGTGACCGAACAGTCGTTTGAAGTCTAACTGACGGGGAGCTTCCCACTGCCCCAATCCATATGCTACCTTAGTGGATGCATTGTACTGACCACTGGATTCCGCTTGATAGTTCGCGAGTATGCCGCTCACGGCATCAGCGGACCATCCTTTATTACGCAGGTATTCATAAGCATGCTTGCCTTTATGGGTTGCATCGTATAACCATCCCCCCAGTGATCCTGACTTGGGGAATGCTGTATCAACCCACTTGCTGATCCAGTTCTCAGCATCATCCCCGTTCATTGCGTTCTTAAGTGAATTGGCTGCGGTAACAACTGCCGCAATCGCGGTGGCAGCAGCTAGGGCTGTTCCTGAAATAAGACCCAGAGCATTAGCTAAGCCTATAGTCCCCGTGATCAATGATCCTGCTCCTGTTACCTTCAAGATCAATGCAAGTGCTAACAGCTTTGTTGAAAGTCCATCAGTAGACGTATCCCATTCCTTGAGCTTATCTATTATCATACCTACTGTTTTAACAAGCCATTCAGCTCCATGTATGATCTGCAAACTGACATCAACAATTTTCTTAGCTAACCAGTCACCGTTTTTATCCATCCATTCACGGATACTTTTCAGACTGATCCCGAGCTTATTCTGCAGGGTATCTACAACTATAAGACCGAATGATTCGAATACAATTTCAAGATTACGCAGTTCCACCATGAACTTGTGCGCATTCTCAACTGTACTATTCCAATTTGGACCCATCTGCTTTATCTGTTTGTTATACTCCTCTAGCAAGTTACCGTGCGTAAGTTGGAACAGTAAATGCTCACTGATACCCAGTTGACTTGAAAATTGTGTTGCCTGGAAGTAAGGCATACTCTTGAATACTTGAGACAACTTCAACAGCGCATCGGCAGCATCGATAGATCCATCTGCATTTACTCTTAAGGTCATACCAAGCTTAGCTAACAGTCCCTGAAGTAATCCTATGTTACCAGGATTAGTTCGCAACGCTGTTGCTAGTCCTTCTATTCCTTCGATTGCTTCTCCTGCATTAGCACCCAGATTCTGAGCGGCTTGATCCAGCGCCTTGAGTTGTGTTGCTGAAGCACCTGTACGCTGAGACGCAAAATACAGAGCCTCGAGATTAGATGCGAACCTAGCGACCCCTGCAGCAACACCCACTGCAACTGACTCGACAGCGGCCGCCAAAGCAAATACTGCTTTAGTCGCAGTACTGATACCCCCCGTGAATTTCTTCAGTGATTCCTCATCAGACTTGAATCCTAGAGAAACCAGAAATGATCGAATGACTTCATTAGCCATTACTTACGCGTCCGTAGTTTATTCAAGATGTCTTCATTGTCTAACTTGACTAACAGAACATCTACCATGAATGCAACATCAGCAAGATCGTAGGTTCCATCTTTCAATTCCTTAAAAGTGCACATGGGGGGATTTGAAAGAGTAGGAATCATTATCCAATCTTCTCCACCGGGGAGGGTACGCCATTCGACACCGGATATCCCCCCTTGCGGCGCGTAAGGAGTCCGTTGATAAAATTTCCTAAGTTATGAATGATCACGCGAACGACAATGGGGAGAAGCTTGCTCAAGTCGTTAAGTTGTTCAAAGCCCGCGGGTCGATTAGAACCGGGGATCCACAACGGCATCCAGACATCACGAGCTTCATCAGTCTGAACCTTTACTGAAGTCAAGGTAAGAAGGAAGATCTTCTCTATGTCCTTATCCTCCATGTCAGCAAAAGCATCAGCAAAAGGCTGAGCTAGTTCAACTAGGCTCATGATATCGTCAAGCGTGAATTCCTCCTCCTCGTTTTTTTCTTTGTTGGCTTTTTCTTTCTCTTCTAATTTCTTCTGAGCTTGCACTACTAGAGGAGCAATGGGGGGCAAAAG